CCATTTCAGAATCCATTTCATTAGACATCTCGTCTTTTTCCATTTCGGTCGTTGTAGCAGCCATTTCCTCTTCTTCTTCAGTCATCTCTTCGTCATCTTCTAACTCTTCAGCAAGTTTATGAGAAAGCATTGATTGTAGTTTTGGAGCAAAAGCTTCTTCAAGAGCCATTTTAGCGTTAGCTAATGCAGTTTCTTTAACAGCTTTAGCATCAGCGATTGCTTCTTTTAACAAATCTGATTTCATTTGTTATCTCCTAAATTAATTTTTGGATAATAAGATTATTAAGAATCTTAATAGAATATAATACTTTTAAATAAGTAAACCACTCATTAGAAAGTGGTATTTTTGTAATAAATATAGAAATTATTTTTAAAACGTTAAAGTGTTTACTATTTACCCTTCACGGCGTCTACGAACCCACTCCGCTCTTATAGCAGCGTTTCGTTTTTCTCTTTTTACTGTGGTTGGTTTTTTGTATTCTTTATTATCACGAATATCGTCTAAAACTCCACTATCTTTCATAATGCGTTTCCACGCTCTAAGAGCAGCTTCTACATTTCCATTAATAACTTTTACACCATGTGCGTGCCCATAAAGATACATTTCTTGGCGTGGTGGTTTTTTCTTTTTATCGTTGTTACGATTATTTCTATCGTTGTTACGATTTTGGTTTTTATTGTTTTCTTGCATAACTTTTAATTAATATATAGGCCCTCTATTTCCTTTTTTCATAGAAATTGCCCATTTTTGTAACATTTTTTTTATATCAGATGGAAGTTGTTTATCATGAATTTTTATATCACCATTATTACTAATGTGTGCAATGGTTTTATAAGAATCGTTTTCTTCTTCGGCTCTATTCCAAACAGTTAACCCATTACCCATATATCCAGAACCAATATCATATTTTTTACCTTCATATATATTTGATTCCGTTAAAATATCCAATCCATCTTTAAAGTCAGACATTAAGTTACCCAATTGTCTTTGTTTTGATGGTGAAATTTTTTTTATTCTATTCAAGTTTTTTTTAATTAAACTACTAAACTCGAAAGAAATGCTTTGTATAATGTCATTTTCGTTCATTACTTACCCATTAAAGTTTTTAACAACATTGAAGTTTTATTAATTTTTGACTCAACAAGTTTAAGTTCATTGGGAGCGTGTTTCATTACATCACCATTTGGTAATTCTATGTTGTAGTATTTTTCATCATCAGCACCATCTTCTTTGTCTAATGATTTAACAACACCAACACCGCCATGAGACATTTCTACTTTATCACCAACTTTAAAGTGAGATTCGTTTACTGATTCATAAAAAAGATTAGACATCATATCTTTAAGTTTTGGATTTCTAAAATCACCCTTAAACTTTTCTAATGCTCTTTTTGCTTTTAATGCATTTTTAACAGAAACTACAAAGTATCCAGATTGAACACCACCTTTTTTCTTAGCTGCTAACATAACTTGTGTTCTTTCACCAGCTCCCATTTGATTACCCATTGGGTCAATTATGGTGTATTTTTCTTCGTTTAGTGATGAAACTGATTCTTTCACATATTTCATAGATGAATTAGAACCATCGGTAAAGAATACATTCTCACCATCAATCATTTTTACTTTTCTTTTGAATGGTCCTTTTTTACCTAAAGCTGCTTCCCAATGAGGGTTATTAACAACCTTAACCATTTTACCAACTTCAATTTCTTCGTTTACTGATTCAAATTTCATATCTTTTGATTGTCCCGGTCTAGCACTATGTGTATTGAATAGAACATATTTACCATTATCCAAAATAACAGCAAATCCAAAATCACTATCATACGCCACATTTGTAACTTTTCTACCCTTCATTATGTAATTAAGGTTTTTATTATCACTAAATACTTCGTTTACTGATTCAAGTTTTAAATTTCTTTGTGCATTAACTAATCCATTAATAATAGATTTTAAACCACCTTTAACTCCATCAGTATCTTTAGCTTGAACTCTTTTATCCAAAATTTTGGTGTTCATCTTTAAGAAGTTGATGATTGCGTTTTCAACAGCGTTCCACTTAATTTCTTCTTCGTTTACTGATTCATCTTTTTTTGCTCTCAATGCAGCCAAGTCAGATGCTTCAATTTCACCATCACCATCAACATCAAGTTTGTGTTGGTCACCTTTAAGTTCTTCTCTTTTTAACAAAGAAGTTAACTTCATAGATTCGTTAGCAAACTTTTTAGCATTTTCTTTATCTTCAGCATCAACACCGGTTACTTTGAATGATTTACCATCAACTTCAAATGAATCTTTATTAGCAGCAATTGCTCTAGCTCTTTCTGCTCCAAACTCATTACCTTCTTTGATTTCGTAATATTTACCAAGAACTTCTCCAATTTCATCATAAGCTGATTCTAATCGTTGTTGCAATTGAACTACTTCGTTTATAGAATTTGAGAATACTTTGTAAGATTCGTTCATTGATTTCATATGTCTTTGAACAGTTACTCTATCAAACCAATCACCAGTTTCTTTAATAGTTAAAGAGCTTGCGCTTTCAACAATATTTTTGATATTTTCGTGAATTTCAGACAAATTTCCTTTGTGAGAAATCATTTCACCTAGCTGATGATATGAAGCAACGGCTTCAAGAAATGCTCGTTTTTCTTCGTTGGTCATTCCTTTTTCATTCTCTTTCTCACCGATGTTCATTCTACGGTAGTCGAGATTTTGAGATTCTTTAATTAAGTTTTTTAATTTCATGATTTTACTCCAAAGTCACATTCACAATATCCACCAACTTCACAAATAATGTCTCTCATGATTGTGTTGGCTTTTATGTATTTATAAGTATTTAATTTTTTAGTAACACCTTCTTTGATGATACCTTCATTTGTTGGCGATAAGAAAGCGCCATGGGTAGATGGGTTAGAGACAAAATCCCAGCAAATCAAATCAAAATCATTTTCAACTGCTACAGTATCTTCGCCAATTTGTTTTACTGACCCCATACCTCTTGATGAGATACCAACAGTACATCCCGCTTTAATAATTTCTTTAAGAATATTTCCAGCTGGAGTATTTAATATTTCAACCGTACCTACAACATCATCACCATTCCAATATACTTCACGAACAATATGCGATGTGTTTTTTAATTCTACAACAGCAGATTCAGGATGGTCTAATTCACCATATGCACGATTTTGTTTAATTTCTCTACCTTTGTATTTTTCAACTTCTCTTTCAAGAATGTTTTTAGGATATACTCTACCATTTTGGTTTTTAGCGTTTGCTCTTTGCAATACACCCTTTACCAAAAAACGACCTGACTTATCCTCAGCCTCTTTAAGCATAGTCGGTGTTACTTCAAACACCATTACATCCATGAGTAATTGCTTCATTATTTCTCCCAAACTTGTCTTTTACGGTATAAATCAAAAAAAATTCGTGCTATTTCTCTACGAATCATTAATCTGATAGTCTCAAGGTCATTAACCTCAAGAGACTCATTAATATTTTTTTTGTTACAACCACAACCCATATTATGCACCTAATTCTTTAATGTTACGAGAAATTTTTAACATTCTTTCAGAAATTTTTCCAAAACGAATTTTTGTTGATTCCCAAAAATGTCCTTGGCTTACTCCCATTTCTGTTTTTAATTTAGAATTTTGGTTTATAAGTTGTTCTACTTCGTATAATTTACGATTGATTTCTTTAATAGCCAAATTAACCTTTTTCTTGGCCGACATTGACTCATCTTTTTTGTATGCTCTATAAGTAGCCTCAATCAAACTCTCTAATTTAGATTCTAATTTAGAAACTGATTCAAAATGTTGTTTTGATTTTTTAGATTTTTTATAACCTAATACTTCAATATGGTCATTGTCCATATCATCTTCACTTTTAGCAAAAGCTCGTGGAGTTCTTGGTGGACCAGCACCACCATCAAGGTTTGCTGTTACATTTGCTTCTTCAATTTCTTTTTCGGATTCCAATTGTTTAAATTTAGATTCCAATTGTTCCATTAAAAATTTAGACATTTTAACCCTTTTTTAATTCGTGTAAAAGCTCGTGGTATCTTAACAACGAAAGAACTTGATTTTCGCTGATAACTTTTGATGATGTAATATTATCCATAAGGTTTATCGTTTCATTTAATTTGATTTGTGTAACCTTATCGCTAATTTTTAATTTATTAAATTCAGTTTTTAATTTTTTAACCTCTAACAATACAAACTTTCTTAATTTATCAGAATTGTCTACATTATTGATATAATTACGAAGAATTGTTTTTTGAGATTCTGAAAGAATTGTATATTTTGAGTTAAATGAATCAATTAAAAACTTATATGCTAGCATACGCACTTCTTTAGGTTGTGATAAGTATTCTTTATCAGAAGTTTCAGTTACAATTTCAACATCATTTTTAGTGATAATTTCCAAAATCACATTTTTGCATTCAACATATTCTTTAGGTGATACTGATTGAGTATGTTCAAACATTTTATAAACGGATGCCATTTCGCGATAATTTGATACGCGATATTTAAAAAAATCTTCCATGACAAACGACTCTTTAATTGATTTAATTAAATTATACTTTTGTCTACGGAGGATTCCATCATTTAAATTTGTTCTTTCGTGAAGAATAATATTTACAAATTCTTGAGCTTTATATTGCGTATCAAAATTTTCTTTTGTTAAAGCTTGATACATTTTTAACTCTTTAGAAAGCTCAGTTCCTCTTTTAAAGTGTTTTTTAATAACTTCTAACGCGAGAGAATCCTTTCCGGCCAAAGTATCCGATGCAATTTGTCTTACAAGTAATTCAAATAAAATACCTGTATTTTTAAACTTGCTGTGTTTAAGTTTATTCATTCCAAACTTTCTAATTATTGTTCTACTTTATAAATATAGTTAAATTACATCATCCAATAACTTTGACTCATCCATCATACCAACTTCTTGTTTGAAATTATCGTCTTTCAACGATTCAAGTATAATTGAAGATGATTTAAGTTTTTTGTTTCTTAAAGATACTTTTAAAGCATTGCTAGATTCGGTAGCAAATGCTGAATTTTTAAATTTATGAAAAGTAGAATCCCTACCAATATCAGTTTTTGCACCCAACGGGTCTCTACCAAAATTATTTTCATCAGTTCCAAATGTTCCACCTTCAGTAGGCCGACCAGCGCCAGGCTGACCCCCTTCTTCAGACCCACCCTCCTGTTCATCTTGGAGATTAAGAGCAGCAAGGTCATGTGGTGTTCCAAACGATTCTCCTGTCTTAACAGGATCATTACCCTCATTGGTAATTTGCTCTTGTCTAAACGTAAGTTTAAGGTCGTTAATAACTTTACCTTGTTCTATCTTCCATTCATCATCTGACATATTAAAAATGTTTTTATACATCCATTCTTGAGATATCATTTTAAGGTCTTTCATATCACGAACTAAAGTAACTTTTTCCGACCACAAGGCGGCTTTCTCTTGTTCGTAGATAATAGATGGATTTGTAAGTTCTAACTCAAAATTAACAAGGTCTTCATTTTCATATCCTTGTGAGTAAAGATGAACAATTGCAATTTTTGTAAGTTCTGATAAAACAATCCTTTGCACTCTTTCAACAGTTCTTGCAAATCTGATGTCTTGTTGAGCAAGTGTTGCCTTACCTTCCACACCCTCTTCATATCCGATAAATGCTTTAGGAACCTTTAAAGCAGCCATCATTCTATTTTTTAGGTATTCAATATCATCAATACCACCAAATTCCATACCACTTAAAGAATCAATTTCAGTTCCACTTTGACCACCACGAACTGGTAGGTAGTAATCCTCCAGCATATTCATCAAGTTAAATTTAAGATTGTAATCGCCTGTATTTTGGTCAAGATATGGAATCTTTTTCATTTGGTCAATGATGGCTCGCATATGATTATCAACCTCGGATGGTGGGATATTACCTACATCAATTTTAAATACTCGTTTTTCAGGCGCTCTCATGATTCGATGAATCATCATAGCATCTTCCATAAGAGTTAATTGTTTCCAAGTTTTTCTAGCACCTTCTAACAAAGAACGACCATATGGTAGGAAATTCGTATCAGCCATTAAACGAAAATGCGCAATCTGATAGAATTCAAAGTAATGTCCAGAGCTTTTTGTATTAGCTGAATAAGGACTTGACATGGATGATAACTTAAACCGAACTTCATATGGATTTTCTTCATTAAAACCCTCTTCTCGTTCAATTTCGTATGCTGATAATGGTGACACATTTACAATACCAATTCCTTCTTCAATGTCAAGATGTAAATAATAATCACCATACTTGTTCATACCACGAATCCAAGACCAAAGGTTGAATTCAATGTTTAATACATCGTAAAATAAGTTGTGAAGAATTTTTTTAATGTTTTCATCGGAAGATTTAATACGAATTACATCACCCATGTCGTTTTTCAAAGTGCACTCATCCGAATAAATATCTAAAATAGATGCGATAATAGAATCTTTATCCATCGCCTCATAATCCGTATATAATTCTAATTTGTTTGAGTGGTAATTGAATTGGTTATTATAAGTTTCCCAATTTCTACGAGATGTGTGCATACGACCATATCTATCGTAATATGATGTGCCACGAATATTACCAGATGATTGTAGTCTCTGCGTATCTATGGCTTGTGTCCTACCCTTACCAATTCGTCTTACAACGACTTGGGTAGCGAATAGTTTTCTAAGCCTTCCAAATAATGATGTATCTGCCATATTTTTTTTCTAAATGAAAATGTGTCCTTTTACAAAGTATAAATATACAAAAAATAAAGTTAAATACCAAATTAAAGTAACCAAGTCAAATCCATGTCTTGACCATGGCTGTCTTTTTGTAACCATGGGTTTCTATTACCCATATTTGAATTATACACACCACCACTTGTTTTTGTGATATGATTTAATGCGGTTCTGCTTAAATCAATACCTTGTTGTCTTAATTTTAATGCAGTATCACGAACCCAAAGACCAGTAGAAAATGACATTACCAAATCATCATTATATCCTCGTTGAGCTTCAGCTCGTGACCCATTCCAGATAAATACAAATAACTCTTCAATTAATCGTTTTGAGTGTATAATTGGAGTTCGTTCTCTCATGTAGGTATCAAGTTTAGAAACAACAAGAGGTCGTGTTCTTGATGTCATTGAAAAGCCAGGAACCATATCTTCTTTTCGTTTTAAATCCCAACCTTTACGAAGATGAATATCATCATCAATGTATCCAACTTCTCTATAAGAGTAATATAAATTTTGATAGTTTCTGTCAATTACTTCTTGAATTACAGCCCATCCAATATTTGCGTTTTCAATCACCAACATTGCATTATTCCATTCAGCAGCAATTGATGTAAGCATTGCACCAAACTGTTTGGTTTCAATCTTACCTTTATATTCTGCAACTTGCTCTACCGATTCAATATCAATAACATGAAATGCGGAATAGTCACTAGAATCTCCACGAGATACATCCGCTACAACAACATAATCACGAGAATAATTTGGATAATCCCATAACCAATAGTTACCATCAAACCCTCTTTTTTCTAATGGGTCTTTTACATAAGTTTGTTCATACCATTCTAAAGTAGGACCTTCAACTACCGTATAACCTGAACTAATAAAGTCACAATCACATTCTTGAGCTGCTCCCTTTTCGCCAAGTAATTTTGTTTGTTCTTCTCGCCATTTTTTATTTCTATCGGGGTGAACAGTCCAATGAAGTTTAATGGGGTTCCATTGTTCCCCACTCATTGCCTGAACCCATACCTTATGAAACCAATTACCTACGCCATTCGGAGTAGAAAGAACAATAGCACCACCACCTGTTGAAAGAGTCGATTGAGCAGATGTCCAAATATCTTCAATGTTATCAATGAATGCAGCTTCGTCAATAATTAACATAGATAAGGCTTCAGAACGACCAGCATCGCCTGCAGCTGAAGTTGCTTTAATTTGAGACCCGTTCTTTAACCGAAGTGATAGTTTATTGTCTTCTTCAGTTTGCCCCTTTAACCATGATGGTAAGTTTTGGTGCATGAATCGAACTTTCGTTACAAGATTTTTAGCTACTTCTTGTTTAGTTGCGATTACCAATACGTTCTTGTCTTCATGAAACAACATTAGCCAGAGTGAATACCCGGCTGAAAGAGTTGAGATACCTAATTGTCTTGATTTTAATATTACATTGAAACGATTTTTTTCAACATCATGCATTAAATTTTCTTGAAAATCGTAAAGATTAAAAAGAATTTTTCCTCGTGATGGGTGTTGAATGTAACAATACTTTTTAAAAAAATATACAGGATCTTTAGCGCATTTAATATATTCTTCCCTAATTAGGTCTTTGAGTGATTTTTGACTCATATATTTTCATTTATAGTGCTAATAAGATAACCGCTACAGCGATACCAACTGAACTACCAAGACCCACACCGTTCCAAAACTTTGAACGTTTTTGTTTTTTAAGAATTTCGATTTGTTCTTCTTTTATTGTAATTATTTTATCTTTTTCAACAATTACAGCGTCTTTGTTTGTAATGATTTTATTTAAATTTAAAATCAATTGGTTTTGTTTGTCGGACTTATCTTCCAACAACACAATTTTTTCTTGTGTAATAGTAAGAACAACATGGCAGGTATCATGTTGTTGTTTTACGATGAGAGCGTTTTTAACTGCCCGAGTTGGAACTACAATCGAATCACTTAAAAGTGTTTGCGAATGTAGTGGCGAGCTCATCATCAGACATATCATCAAGCTTATTAACTTGTTCTGCATATTTTATTCTCAAATTAGCTAATTGTTTATTTTTTTCATCAATCTTATCATCAATAACATCAATGTCTTTAATGAGTTCACTATTAAAAGTAAATAAAGAATCATTAACTTCGTTTAATCTTTCGATTTCTACTTTATATGAATCTTCTTTTTCTTTCAACATCTTTTCATATTGTTTTTTATAACCATCGGTTTTAAAAAATTGTTGATAAATAAGAACACCTATCAAACATACAATAATCCATTGAGATGTATTTAGTTTTTTCATTTATTTCTTAACCGTTGGCTTTTTGTAATAACGCTTTTTTGTATTTGGCTTTGGAGTTAAATTTCCAGCAGAAGCACTACCACTTGTAGATGAGTTTGATGTATTTTTTTTAGTGGTAGATTTGGATGTATTTTTTTTAGAAGTATCCGTTACTACATCTTTAACATCTTCAGTAAATTTCTTAGTGCGAACCTTGATAACTTCAATGTCTTTTTTTACTTCTTTAATTACTTCGACAACTTTTTCATCTACTGTAGTTTTACCAAGTAGCCAGTTCCAAGTTTTCTTTAACCAATTTTTCATAATTTTTTCTTTTGTATTAAACAGAGTATTTAACTATAAGTATGTAAATAAAATTAATTATTATAGTTTGGAACTTTTAGTTTAGATTTTAAGGTATTAAATATAAGTTTGGATGAGTCCCACATTCCAAACGATTGTAATAATGATTTTCCGTTTTCAGTTATTTGGTGATATGCATCTTTATAAAAGTGATTATCAACTTCATTTACATAATTTTTTGCACCCCAAAGATGATAAACATATTCGTCAAGATTTGTGTCTAATTCAGAGTCGAGGTTTTTGTAATTATAGAATTTACTAAAACTAAATACGGATTTGGATATACAATTAGAAATAAAATTTGGATTCATTTCTTCTTTATATTTTAAAATTAAAGCTGATAAAAGGTATTGTTCTGCAAATGTCTGCATTCCGCTATTTGCTATGTATGTCGAATCTTCAAATGTATAATCACCACTATTATTTAAAACAAAATCAAAATATGTATCTGCATAATAATTTTTAAACTGCATATCATTAAATGATATAACAGAGACATTTATAGGTAATGCTGATTTGAAATATATTTTTAAATTACCCCAATCCCAATTTGGTGGTAAAGTAACTTCGTGTGGTCTTAAATATCCAGCTTGAAATTCTTTATGTAAATATGATATAGAATTATTTGAAAATTCAGATATGGGTGTATGTAAAACTAAATCGGTATCAATTATGGTAAATGGGGTATTTATTTTTTTCATTAACCATAATTTAGGACTTGCCCAAAAGTTTTTAGATATCATATCACTTGGATAATCATCAAAAACATCAGTAATGACATCATCATAAAATTTTAAAATTCCTATTTTTTTATAAAAAGAAAGACTTTCGTTATTGGTGGCAAATGTAATTGGAATTTTTGGATTTCTATATTTGTGATTTAATACAGAAATTAATTGAACTAATAATTCAAGTTCACTTGGAGGCGTTTCTCCAATAATGTATGTATGATACAATTTCATAACTTATTTTTTTTATAATTTTATTTACCACTTTCTACAAGACCAATATCTTGCTTTCCACCTTGGACCAGGATTATCACAATTGTGTCTAGCTCTAAATGATGCTCTTGCTTTAGGATTATTTTTACGAATTCGCATCGTTCCACCTTTAGCATCACCACCTTGACCAAAGTTTACCTTAACAACATTACCTTTGTCATTTCTAACATATACTTTGAATTTTTTAACATCACCTTGCATAATCTTACCAAGTTTTACTTTTCTACCTTGGTATTCTGCTTCATTGATTTGACTTTTATATTCAGCCATAAATTGAGCAAATTCTCTTAGGTCTTGGTAATTTTCTACATCATACTCGTTAACTTCACTATAATCCGATACTGTTGAGATGTAATCTTCTGCTTTTGTAATTAGTGATTGAACCCAAGGTTCTAAATTACCCTTACCACGAAGTTTTGTAATTAATTCTTGTGCTTTTTTAATTGATATTTCCAATTGGTCTACTGCCATGTCAGAGTCAGATTCACCACCTTCGTTTTTTTTCTCTTCAGGACTTTTACCAAATGTTTTGTGAACTAATTTATCAAGTTTAGTATGAAATTCTTTTTCTTCACTATCACTCGCTTCATTTTTAAATGAGTTAACATATGGGTTACCATACACCTTACCTAATTCAGGAGTAAATCCATATTGAGTTTCCATAAAATTCTTTACTTTATGGTATTCTTCTTTGATTAATTTTTTAAGATTGTTAGTTTTCATTTTATTTCAAACCTTCCATCTTACTTCTATTTTTATAGACACCAGCTAACCACTTCATTGATTCTTTAGTTTTTGGAAAATCTTTGTATTCTTTATAAAATTGAATTACAAAATCTTTAAAATCTTTTGCTTCTTGTGCAATAATATCAATATCACTCAATGAAGCTTCGTTTACTGATTCAAATTTGAGTTTATTAAGGTTTATATTACCGATAGTTCTTTGGAATAAGTATCCATTTTGAAATTCAGCATGGCTTCCACCTCTAAAGAAAAACTCACCCTTACCGTATGCAGTATCCAAACTTTTTTGTATATGATTTACTATTTTGTTAGTTCCTATTTTTCTAACTGCAATACTTGCTGCCTTTTTATCCTTAAAAGAAAACAATATTTTTCCATTTGTCTCACTTATATCAAAATCTATACCTAATATATTTGCACGATTAGTATTTTCGTTTACTGATTCAACTAAATCACTTTTGTAATTTTTATTTACAAACTGAACTAAACTTTGTGCATATTTGCCAGTAATTTTACCTACCATCTTAACTCCATTTGGAGTATGGGTATACATTTCTTGTGAACCAATTCCGGCAGTTTTTAATACCTTACCATCCGTATTTAAGTTTCTACCTTCTAAAGGTTTTTTATCAAAAAATGCCTTAACTACTTTCGTATCGGCTGGAAGTAGAGCTTCGTTTACTGATTCTCCGATTGTGGTCACTTTCCAATAGTATCCTTTATTCTTTTCTGATGCTGATAATCTTTTATTTAGAGTTTCAACTTCTTTTTCAGCTTCTCTGTAATTTCTGTCAACCGATAATGTTTTTAAAATTTTATTTTTGTTAGGGTCAAATAATGAAATTTTAACACCTTCGTTTACTGATTCTTTCATTCCAAACTTGGAAATAATCATTTTTTGGATTTTGTTACCAGGATTCCCAACCATTGCAGTTACAAAATCCATTTTATCTGAAAGTTTACCTTTTTTTAGATATGAGTATAGTTTTGTAGAATCTAAATTATTATCATCAATAAACTTTTGAACTCCTTCAGGTCTTGTTGCAGTTAATGAAGCAATTGCTACTGCCCATTTTGTTTGGCTTGGCACTGCTTCGTTTACGGATTCTTTAATACCACCCTTGTTGATATTTGATATCCAACCATTTTTAATGAACCAATCCATTTTTTCTTCAAATGATGGGTTAGTCTTTTTAGCCCACATATTATACTCAACTTTTTTGTTGAATTGTTTTTGATTTTTAAGAATAGCACTTACTACTTTGTCTTTGTTAGTATCACCTTTAGATACATCTTTCATACCTAACTTTGCCCAAGTTTTGTAATCTACAAAATAAGCTGAATCATCTTCTTTATAGTATCCAAAGTGAAGTTTACCTTTACCATCAGAAAATACAGTTTTACCAACAACTGATTTAAAATCTTCGTTTACTGATGGAATTACTTCGTCTTGGTAAAGAACTTTTACATCTTTAAGATTACCATTAAATTCACCCTTCATGGTCATAATCGTAACCGTATCACCACTAATTTTTTTTACCATTCCGGTTTTATTTGCAGATTTAAAATGAACAAAATCACCTATTTCAAAATCACCTTTGTTGGCTTCGTTTACTTTATTTTCCATCACACCCACAGCAGTATCGCCTACTACGAAATCAGGTTTGGTTGCATATTTTTTATTTACAATACCAACTCTATTACCACTCTTATCTTGCACTATATAAATTGGCATTGGTGATGTGGCGAAGATGTATCGTATGCCTGTTTTTTTCAACTCTGACCCAATATTCATAAACGAAGACGCTGATTGAACTGCTGACTTAATGGCTTCCATATCCTTTGGTGAAATACGCTCATTCATTGATTTTTTCATTTTAATTACCTCTGCAATCGTTTCATCATTTGCCTCTTTAACAGGATACATTTTTCCGTTAAATTCAAATTCGGTTAAACCTTCTTTTCGTGCGTTAAACAAAGCACCGGTAAAAGCATTACCCTCTTTAACACTATAAATTTCTTGTTCGTTTTTCATCAAACGATTTTTTGCTAACAAAGAAAGAAACTTAATATCAGCGTCTGCAATTTGTTGTAATTCATCTTTAGGCAACTTGTCCAACATCGTAATTAAACGATTATACGCTGGACTATTTGGGTTGATTTTATTAATGTCGTTATATGCCTGCTTTAACATATCAAGGTGGGTTTTATCAAATCTTTCGCTTACTGATTCTGACTTAGTTTTCCAAGTTCCACCTTTTTCTTTATACCACTTAGATGCAAATGCGTTAGCATATGCTGATGGGTAAACATCGTATTTAGCTTTTGCAGCTGATTTTGCTCTACTCCAAAGTGCGGGATTAGTTGGTTCGTTTTCTTCGTTCATTTCAACTGATTCAGGAACACAATTAGGAACTTCCCTACCACTTTTCATTTTCATTCCTACTTGTTTATACCCATCCCAACATGGACCATTTTCGTTTACGAATTTTTTTTTATTCATAATAATTCCTTAATTAATATAAGCGGTTAATTCAAAATTACCACTTTCCATTCCATAAACGGAAAAATTTAAACCTTTTCTTTGTGGTTTATCATTTTTAAGAAGTCCAACCGTAAATGAATGAGTTTTACCTATACCAGGTCTTGAACGTGAATATTTTCCACCGAGTGCAACTTGTGTTTGCCAATCATCTTCATCAATTTTAAATCCTTTTTTCTCGGCATATGTTCTAGCTGCGTCTGCGGCTGATGAAAATGATTTATGATATGTTTGGTAATTTGATTCGTTAAGGTATGCTGATTCTTTAAATATTTTCATGCCTTTAGATTCTACCAACTTTTCAATTTTCTCACCCATGGGTCTTCCAATAGTCATTGATACATAAAATCCAATTGCATTTACGATATCTTTACCATCCCACTTACAAATATTTGCAACATCGGTACCCAAATCATATTGATACATTTGTATAAGGTCCTTCTCCGCCATTGGGTCACCTTCGTATTTTGCCTTTGAACCGAATAGGACAGGAACCTTCTTTGATTCCGAATGGAAGTTAGCATCGGTTAATGCTCCCATCAAAATGTGCATTACTGCAAATTGGTGGTTTGGTCTACCTTTAGATAAATCCTTTAATTCTTTATCTAATAAAGATTTAACCATTTTATTCATGGCTGCATCTTCGTTAAGTAATTCAGTTAATTTCATGTATTCACCTTCATTTATTTTCACTCTGCGTTTCTAACCTTTTAATAAAGTTTTCTTTAAAAGTATAAAACTCTTCTTCTATTTTTTTTTCCATAACTTCCCACGACACACCATCCCAATCCTCAACCGAACCATCTTCGTTAATGAATTTGGTATTTAATGCCGCTTTCAAAGCTTCTTTTTCAAGTTCGGCCTGTTTTAACCAGGCTTTACCATTATCTAACATTTTTTGTCGTTCGTATTCTTCATATTTTCCTTCAATTTTTAATTGATGTTCCATATCAATAACACAATCAAAACACATTCCGTGAAGAGATTTCATCTTCACATCATTTCTATTTAAGGTTGTGCAGGTGCAAACCTCTTTACGACACTTTGGGAATGTGTTAAGTTCTTTTCTTAACTCTGAAAGTTTACCAAGTTTAACTTTGTATCCTTTTTTTTGTTCCCAAATGTTTTCTTCATCATCGGTCCATTGGTCACCAACTTCTCGTTTGATAAAGTCCTTACTTTCCCCAAATGAAACAGTCGTTTTGGTTTGAGTTCGGTGTGTTCCAGCAATCATTTCTTTAACTGCCTTTACATTATTTAATTTTGCCATAACTTTTTAGTGTAGTTTATCAATATATAAGTATATTATTATTCGTAGAAAAGTCCTAAAATTTGATTAAGTGGCGCAAATGTACCTGTGAGTTTGTAAGTATTACCCTTATATACAAATACGATACCTTCATTAGGAACAATTTTGTCTTTACCACCAATAGCAGCAAGTCTTTGTAATTCTAATTTTAATTTTGCAATTTTCTTTGGGTCTCCTGCTTTTTGAACATCTTTAACTGTTTGGTCAAGTCGGTCTTTCATATTTCTAACAGCCGTATCAGGATTTACAGTTAAAACTGAACTCATAAACGAAAGCACTTCAGCACCTACTCCCAAGAAAATATCTTCAAATGGTCTAATATTATCCTTGGCGATTTTAGCATGGTCGTTTTTATCTATACCTTGTGCCCAAGACAATACCTTTGGGTCTTCTATACTTTTACCATCTAAACGAAATCCCTTATCATAAAACGCCCATCGTTTTACAAGACCCATTTTAGTTCTATTATCAAGTGTTGATGGTGATTTTGTATCTACAAAGTTTTCCCACCACTTTTGGTGATATTCTGCAACACCATCAGTATCTTTCAAGTTAAATTCTTTTTGAAGTTTACCCAACTGACCATCAAACTTTGATTTTAAAGAAGTAAGTTTTTGTGACTTTGGTAATTGAGTCACGGGTGGTCCTTGAATAGTATACTTTGACTGAATAGTTTGATTGATTTGTTTAATCATTCCAGCAAGAATTTTTGCATCACTTTGGTCAGCGCCAATCGCTATACCATCTTCATTGTATTCAGTTGTATTGTGGAATATCAATAGGGCTTGACCATACGGAATGACATTTACCGATGTTGGCCAGATTACTTCAAGGTTCATAAACTTTGCACCTTGTTTGAAGATTTTGTCTCTTTGTGCTTTTGATAGACCTTTAATAGCTGATGTGAGGTCTTTCATTGCAAAGTTGTAGGCGTCAGTTAATCCACCTCTACCACCAAACTTGGAAGCGACCCCACTAATGTCTAATGCTTTTTCACCACGATTTGCAAGATGTCCTTTATTTCGTGCAGCAATTAAACCCATGTCATCTCTCCACGAAATTGCAAGGGCTTGACCATCGGTTTTTTCTCTTGCAAGTTCTAACTCACCTGTTAGGGCTCCGTTGATGATTTGTTTTAAATCACCAAAAGTTAAATTCATTTCAGTATCAAATGGGTGAGCCATATGACCATACGCGCCACCCTCGACTAACAAACCTTCGCTTAATCCAATTTCTTTTTTATCAAGGAAATTTATAAACTTAATACCAACAGCGGTGGCTGTTTTTTCAATATCAGATTTCCAATCAGAGTAATCCCTATTTGCGGGTCTATTACTTTTTGGGTAATAAGAAACTTGTGTTGGTCGGTCTTGAACAAATTGTGTTTCTAAATCAGTTCCTAATATCCAATCAACCACTTCAAATCCCAATCGTTTTGCAACTTCGTTATTTGCTTTTTGATATTGTTCTTTACTAGCCCACGAAAATGCAGGGCCATTATCTACCATAGCTAACGAAATAGGATTCATAGTAGAACCTTCGGTTTTAAGGTCTTGAACATCAATTTGTTTCCTACCTTGTTTTGCCGTTGTAAAGTCATCGCTTACAGGTGGAATTTCTAAATCAGTATTATTTCTGATATTTCTTCTTGAAGAGTATTGATAGTAATCTGATGTTCCCTTTGCATCTTTTGAAATAATAACATCGGCTTTTGGAAAATGTAGTTGAGTCCAACCACCATTTACAAACCACACATCGTCTTTTTGACCTGGATTTTTCTTTCCAAGTTTACGGGTTTTTCCTGGCAATACAAACATAGTATCTGGCTCACCGGCATCGGCTCCATAAAGAGAACCTTCTAAAAGTGATTTAATATCAAACGATTGAAAAAATGATTCCATTACGGATTCAACTTTAATCATTTTAGATGAAACCAAATCAAAAATCTTTTGGTTAAATTTTGGATATGCTGTTTTAAAAAACTTTATCCGTAATTCTTCATTTGGATTTGACATACCACTTCTAACTTCAGTTCCACTTAACGGATTTTTTTGAGCAGGAGATGCATAAACATA